ATCAATTACGAGAACCGCTCTCGTTGAATTTACAGGGGCTTCGGGGTTTTTGCTTCCGCTAAATGGCAGCAAGACGCAAAAAGCTGTGAAGGTGTCCGTTGTACCATCTTTCGCGGTAACAATCACGGTCGCCTTTATTCTATTTCTCAGAGAGGCCTGCAATGCTGCCTGCCCTAGGTCGGCCTTGTCGCGTATCAAATCGAAAACGCATTGTCCGAACTCCGGTTCGAGAGGCGTCGAGGTCGGCGCTCCATTTAACGGCCGGAACGTCGCGAATCTCGGAGTGCCATCCATTATGTCGTAGCGCTCAATTCCCCCGATGGCCACGCCGCCGAAAGTTATTGTTGTGCCTGTCGCGTCAATGGCGGCCATTACTGGTCCTCGGTATAACAGCGAACGGAAAGCTCATAAACTGGCCGGCCGTTTTCAAGTGCGAACGGGCCGCGCACATTGCTAAGCGGCTCGAATTTAACCACGCCGGCCGTGGTCGTTAGTCCTCGGAACGCCGCCAGAACTGCTTCCATCGCGGTGTCGGTATCTTTGACGGTTGTCGGCAAGCCGATCAATTGAACCAGAACGTCGGGCGATTGTAACAGAGAATTCGACGGACCAATACCGTCGCCCCTGAGCACGCAAATCGGCCCCTTCTTTTTCAGGTCGTTGTCGGTCCACTTATAAAAGCGGAGCGTATAGCCGTCGATCAAATTCGCGGCGTTCAGGAATGTTTTGACTCGGGTCAGTAGTGTATGCATTAGCCGTAGGCTCCGCGCAGAATGCTGTCGGCGTCGAGTTCTATCATCATGTTCACGCCTTTATCTAAAAATTCAGGTTCGGCGCTCGGACCCCAAACGGTTCCCAGGCTTGCCGGTGATCTTGCTACGCCTCGGCCTTTTAGCTTGCCGCTTGCGCCGTGTACCCTGGCTGCATAGTTCGCGCCGTATCCAATCTCGCCGCGCCAGCCCTGCATCGTTAACCGAACTTCTCGGTACTGGCTGTTCAATAGGAACGAAGTCGCGACCGGAGTCAGCGTGGCAGAGTAGGCTCCCGCCTGTATAAGCATTTGCGTCATTGCTCTCTCGGTTTTCAGCCCCTTCGCCTTGCGAGCAAAGTCCATAAACTTGCGATTGATCTCGTCAAACGTTTCGCTCATGTCAAAATTTTCCAGTCTGGAAGCTCGCCCTCGCCGAACGCTTCCATATCCCAGCCGCCGACCTTCTGAATTTTCTCGCCTCCGGCTTGGATCGGATCTAAATTCGCTTTTAAATTTCCCACGGCGATATAGTCGCCAATCTCGGGAAAGTTAGCAGAGCCCCGAGCTTGCTCAAAATAATACTTTGAAGACGAAGTGAATTGCTCGCCGTTCTGAGCCGCGCCGATTTCGCCGCCTTCTTCCCAGGTTCCGAGCAGGGTGTAAGGGGTTCCCAATACTATCTGGCTGAACTCGTCCTCGCCTGTTACGGGCCAAACGGTTAGCGTTGTGAGATAGGTCCAATTCGCCAGGCTAGACATTATACATCGACCGCGCCTTCGACATACTTGCGGCCTATAGCCATGAAGACTGTCGGGTTTTGATTGTCGATAACATCAACAACGGCCCTGAATTTATCCATTTGAAGCAAGAGCCCGCCGTAGTAAGTCGAGGCCAGGCCTTCGCCTTTCTTCGCGTTGAATCCGCGCCCAGCGCCACTAGAGGCGCTCTCGTTGGATATTGTTCCGCGCCCCGCGTTGGCCTGCATAGTAAGCAAGTGCCGCACGCCGTAGAGCTTCAGCAACGTTTGAGTTGCATCGGCCACGGCGTTGGCATCCAGAACGGTGTCGGAGCCGTCAATAAATTCGATAAGCAAATCTATTTCTGCCTCCGGCACGGCTGTCGGAAAGCCGTCGATTACTTCGCTAGAACTGATCGAAGCTGCCATCATCTTCTCCGCTTTCGCTTTCGTCGTTGCTTTCAGGGGTCAAAGAGTCTAGCCCCTGATCGTCGTCGTCTTCGCTGTCGTCGTCGCCCGCGCCCGCGTTCGCGTTCGCTTCTTCGATAGCCTTAATGGCTTTCTTGTAAGCCGGCACTCCCCAAGAATCCGCCGCGCCTTCGCCGCCTAATTCTGCGAATCGCTCGACCAATTCGGACAGCGCTGGGTTCGGGGCTTTCGCCTTTCCGGTTTCGAGCGTCGAGCCCTTCGCCGCCTGGCCTACTACGCGATACTTGCCGACCCATCCGGTAGGCTCTTTGTCGAGCGTTAGAATTGTGCCGATTGCCAGGCGTACTTCTTTGTCGCCTTCTTTCGCCGCGAAACAAACGCCGTTCCTGATAATTTCAATTTTACACTTTGCCACTGTCAGTTCTCCTAAATTTTAACTTCAAAAAAAAAGAGGGCGGGCAAAAAAACTGCACGCCCTCTTTTCAACTATGTGCTCGCTTCGTTAGCTTACGCTAGTGAAGAGTGAGCCACGCCGCAATTGTCGTTCGCGTCGTATTTGATTTCCAGAGAAGCAGCGGCCATAACAATGAAGTTATAATCGTCTTCTGGATTCGCACGAAACTGAGCGCGGGTAGTGATCGGCATCCCGTTAAGAACTTGGATACACTCGCGACGTTTCACAACGGCGATAATAGTGCCAGCTGTAATACTTGAAGAAGGTACAACCGATCCGACACCAGCCATTTGCGAAACCTTCTGCGCTATAGTGAGGCCTTTGTAGGTCGCGACTTCATCAGTCGTTCCAGCGTAAAACCAATCGTCCCAATTGACATAAAGCGTAGCATTCTCGCGGAAGTTCATCCCGTGAAGAACTGCTAGGGTCGCTTTCACATCAGCTTGCCACTGTGCGCCGGTCGCTCCGTTAAGAGCCTGGCCTGTGGTTCGCGTTCCGCGCATCGGGTGATTCGTTAAACCAAAAAGCGTGTCGGCCCCGATCTTGATATTGGCGTCGCCGACTAGGGCGATGTTTTCCAATTTCTCAGCGACTCTTCGCAAAGAGTTCATTCGGCCGTCCGCTTCTAGGCTGTCGTTTTCTGTTTGAGCAGCTGCCATTTCGCGCCAGCCAAAACCGAACGTAGAGTCGATAATTGGTAGAGGCGTTCCGTGGTAATCAACAACCGGCTGATCTACTTGCGCTTTGCTTCGGCCGTCCAGGGAAACGTTAATTTCGCCAGAGTCCGATACGGTGCGGAAGTAGTGCATCAATTTACCGATGTTCATCGGCCTGGAGACGGAAGCCGCCAGGTCGTTAAACACGGCCAGAACTGTGCGTTGTAGCTGAACGCTTTCGCGATCCCACTCGCCCCAAACATTACGCGGAAGCGGAGAAGCGTTGCCAATAAGTAATTGGCCGCCCATCGCTGTACTCATCGCGTTATGTTGAGCCTCGTGAGACCGACGCATATTAGCGACGGCTTCGTTTTGGTTCGGTGAAAATCTAAGCATTTTGATTCTTCCTAATTATTACAGTGCGAGCATTAACCTACGAGGCTTGCAGAGTAAAAGCGTTAGCTATTTCCACGTCCATAAGAGCATTAGCCCCGAGGTCGCCGGCAAAGTTTGAGAAAGCTACAACCGCGTCTTCTGCTACGGCAGCGACCAAAAGGCCGGCAGCGTTAGTTGTCAACGGGTCGCCAATCGCATAAGTAGCATCGACGCAAAGAGCCTGATATTGATCGCCTGGTTCGAGAACGTTAGCGATTGCAGTCGTCGCCGTAACATAGGCGGTAGTGACGGCCTGACCTTGAAGCATTAAAGAGTCCAAAATCAAAAGCCGAGATTGACCGCCGGCTGCAGGAACGGCAAAAGCCGCGCCCGAGTCATTGACCAAAGTGCCAGGCAGCAAAGTGCCTGTAACTAATCGGGTAACGGTTCGAGGCTGTCGCGAGGTAGGCCCGCGAAATATTCTATTTCCCGACATTGGCCTTCTCCGCTGCGTCTATGTCTGCGTTCAGATTCAAGTCGCTGAATCCGTCCTCTGGCGTTGGACTTTCGGAGTGATTCGCGGCGAGGCTTTGAGCCTTGCCTGGCTTGATCTTGCTAGCCATAACTTTTAGGGTATTGACTTCTACCTCTTCCAGCTCTTCGGCGTTATAAACGCCCGAATCAATGAGAGCCTTGGTTAGCTTGTCCGTCTCGGCCTGAGCGGCTGCGACTTCGTTAGCTTCCAAAGTTTCGAGCTTTGTGGTGATCGGAGCTAGTGCGGTTTTAAGCGCGTTCGCTAAGACTTCCCCTTGGCTCTCTGCATTTGTCTGCAAGCTAGCACCTAAATCGGTAACTGACTTCGACAATGCCGCAAACTGTTCGTCTGTGACGGCCATGCTTTCGTCCTCGTTGGTGTTTAAATTTAGGGAGTGATCCCCGTCTTCTTCGGATTGTAACGCTTCTTCGATAAACTTTACAACCCTGTCCTTGATGGAATCCCATCTAGTCTGTTTTGCCTTTCGTTCTAGCGTGCTGATAATCGACGAGCCCAGGTGGTCTAGCTCTTCTTCGATCCAGTCATCTACGCAAACGTCAAGCACTTCCATTTCGTCGCCTGAGCTGTTGACCATCATGCCGACGCCTTGCGCTGGCGTTGCGGCTCCGGCCTCGTTTAACAGAATGGCGTCGTGATCGAAAACCATATTTCGAGCGATTGCCTTGTAGCCGTCGGCGTTAGGCGTTAGCTCTTTCTGCATAAAAATGCCGGTGCTCGTATGGATCGGGTCGCCCTTGTTGATGGCGTCGAGTAATTGCTTGCCGCCGTCGGTTCGTTCGGCGTTGGCCACGTCTACCACTTTGTCCATGAATACGCGGCCATCTTTTCGGGTGACGTTCTCATTGTGTACGCCTATCCAGAATCCGTTGATCCCTTCGGGAGAGCTTGCGGAGACGTATCGCCCATTGACGACGGGATGGCCGAACGGGGCCGGAGTTTTTTCGAGTAGGGAATAGCTCGCCTCGATTTCTTCGGGCGGGTATAAAATCCCGTTCATAACCACGTTATCGGGCAGCGTAGCGGAAGGGATAATTATCATTTCGCGGCCGTTGCGGGTCTCGTTGCGGATCGCCGCATTATCGACGAGAGTTCGAACGTTTACGAGTATTTGGGAGCTTTCGAGCGTTGCCATTTGAATTCCTGTTTTTCGATTTATATCAGACCCTTTGCCGGCGGTCAATTAATTAGCCGGCCTTTCTTTTGCCGGCCTTGATTTCTTTCCCTGATTCGTCTACGAGAACTTCGACCTGGGAGCACTTGCAATGGATCCCGTTCGCGTCAACGGCGTAGAATTCTCGGGTCGCTTGCACGCTGTAAAGGTTCCCGTGCCTGGCCGCGTGAGACTGCCGAGTCGTCGGAGAGAGAGCGGAGAAGTGCTTCATGGCCAGGCGAATGCCCTGGCGTTGCCTGGCGTCTTCGGCCTCATCCCATCTTGCACGCCTGAGCGCTCCGGTGATTTCGGTCCGTGCGATTCTCTCGCCTCGGCTCCGAGTTATTCCGAATTGCTTCGCCAGCTTTGAAGCTATCGCCCTGGGATTATCGCCCACTTCGACAGCGTTGCGGAGCGTTCGGCTAAGCTCTTTCGCCGCCTGGCCGTCGAACCCCTGCATCTCTTCAAAGACTCGCGCCGATATTAGCGAGACGCGGCGCTGGTACGGTGCGCCGGAAAGTATGTCGGTTATCTGGCGAGTGTAGTCGTCAGAAATGTTTCCCAGGTTGACGGCGCTTTGAGCGGTCCCGTTTTCGTAGGCTGCCATTGCCTCGCTTACTACGAGTGCGTGAGAGCTTTCGCCGATCATAGCCACCAGAATCTCGTCGGCCACGGTAGACAATTCGCCGAGGCTGATCTGGTATTCGTAGCGGCTGGCGTTGGTCTCGATTATCTGATAGGGCCACGAACTAATTTTAGCTTTGAGTAATTTCCGAGCAGCGGAAAGCTGTCGGCGGATCGCTGTCGAGGAACGCCGGATTCGGGCGACTTGCCCGACGGGGTTCGCTTTGTTCCGTGGCGTGATTGGCTTACCCTGGGGCATTACTATTTGGCCGCGTCTTCGTCTATTTCGTCGTCGGTTACATCGTCGGGAAGGCCTTTATCATCTTCGTCGAGCGGATCGTAATCCATTTCTTCGCGGATTTCGTCAACGGTGAAAGCCTGCTCGCCAGTGCCTAGCATTTTTTGATTAATGTCAGCCATATCTTTTGCCTTGGCTGTCTTCTCGGAGCCGCTGGCTTCGGAGAGGTCGCTCCAATCCGCCGTCCAATCTCCCTCGGGAAAAATGCCGGCCGCTACGAGTCTGTCGATTATTCGCATCACATTAGGGAGAACGAAATTAGTCCGGCGGGCCTGAATAGTTTCGGACCACTCTTTTCCGTCTTCGGTGCTGGCTCGTTCGCCAGTTTGCGAGCCTAACAGTATTTTCATGGGGATAGGCATCGACGCCGCGAACGATTGCATAGCGCCGGCAATAAACTGCTCAGGCTGTGGCAATTTCATCGGCAATTTTTTCGCCTCGATACCTTGAACCATTAGCATTTGATCGAAGCCCTTCTGCCAATCGGTGACAACGTCGTCCATTTTATCGGGTAGGCCTTCGACGGTAGTGCCTAGCATTTTTGCCAGGCCTTCCATGCTCGCGTCCTTTTCGATGTTCAAGATCGGGGCCGACTTCGCTTCTTTCCAGAATCCTTCGCCGCCCGCTCCTATCACTTTTTCGATGGTGATTAAATCATTGTACCCAGCCTCTAGCGCCGGCTTGCCGTATATTGTCGAATCTTCGGACCATATATGCACGCGGCTGGCGTGAACTTCGACGTTCCGGCCGGCTCCGTTGTTGAGGCCTACGGCCGATTCTACGAACGTGTAAGAAAGCGGCTCGCCGTAGGTGTCGCTGGTTTCTACGTCGTCGAATTTCAACGGCTTGAGCTGTTCGGAGTAAACCGGAATGAGTTCAATCAAAGCATTGAGCCCGCTCGTAACTTTATCCAGGGGCTCCTTCAATTTCTTGTCGTCGGCCACTCGAATAATTAAACCGGCGTAGGAATGAACTCGGCTTTTCTCGTCGAGGTCTTTTAGCTTCTCCCAAAACCGAACACGAGTAAGCGCTTCGCGCACGGCCTTCTCTACTTCGTTTTCTTCTTTCGCGTTGTCGTCGTTCCTCATTTGAGGATGGTCGCGCCAGGTCTTCTGCACGGGCCTCTGAATTCCGGCCCGAGCTATGCCGTTGCGCCGGTACATTGTGTAGTATTGGGCGAACGTAATATCGACGGGGTAGCCGAAGTCGAACCAGTGATTATGTTTAGGGGAAGCATTGCTGAAATAGCCGCCGAACATGGTGTTCATGTAACGGGTCGCCGCGTTGGCTATGAGTTGCTTGTCGATCTTCATTCAGGTTCCCGCCTTCATTGTTTGCCGTAGTTTATAACAAGCCCCGAGGGATTTCTATCTATGCCTTTTCCTGAGTAGAACGCCCGCCTGTCGTTGCTGCTTTATCATCGGCCCGAGCGCGTAGCGTAAGGCGTCCCATCGGTGATTGTGGTCGTCTTGGATCGCCGGAAGTATCTCGCCGCTTCGCTTATCGACCTTGTAGCAGTAAAGCCGCGCTTCTTCGAGCATCGACCGGCAACGCTCGTGGATCACAATGGCGTCGAACGTTTTCAGATATTCTAGCCCGTCTTCTACACTACCCGGCCATTTCGTGCAAGCCTCGATCTTAGGTAGCCCGTGCCTTCTAAGGTAACTAATCGACTCGGGCCGAGCGCAGTCAGCCTTGATCGCGTAAGCTGCGACGCCTGGAATTTTATCATCCAGCCAGTCGGCTGTGTCGTCAAGCTCTAGGCCTATATCCTGATCGTCGTCGTCGTGGCTGTCATATTCCACGTAGAGACGGTTGTCATTTATCCACGCCCGAACGCCGCAAGTCGGATCGTTAGCGAAACCAAAGTCGAGCCCCTGGTACGGCCCTTCCCAATCTGCTCCGGCCTCGAATTCGTCGGTCTCCCAATAGCCGGCGAAAATTTGCGCAGCGCTCTTCGTATCATACCCGCCTAGCCAAATGTGAACGAAGCGCTCGTAGTCTTTTATTTTTTGGGCCTGCGCCTGCTTCTTCGACTTCTCAGGACACCACGGGTTACCCGTATAATTGACAGTAACCAGAACGAAGTCGGGATCGTCTTCCGTGCCGCGAAAATGTTGTTCAACGGCGTCGTCGGGCTGGTCAGGATTCCAAGAAAACCAAATTTCTGAGCCGTCTTTTCTAATCGTTGGAATTAATAATTCAAGACTTCGAACGCTGGCGTTCTGAGCTTCCTCGAACCATGCGCCGTCGAATCCTTCGAGCGACTTGATACTGTCGGCCGTATGGTCTTGCATACCTTGGAAAATTATCAGGCCTTCGCCGCCGATTCTGCGAATTTCTGTATCAGTGATTTTAAATAAACCGATGTAGCCCATCGCTCGAATTTTCGACTCTACCAATTTCTTGGCGGAATATTTCAGGCTCTTTTGGATTTCGCGAATACAAACGAATTGATAATCGGGATCGACTACAATATTTTCGACAAGCATTTCGGCGTAAAGATGTGACTTGCCGCCGGACCTTCCTCCCTTCGCTCCCTTATACATGGCCGGAACGAATAGAGGCTCCGCCCATTTGGGAGTGATCAGAACGAGTTCGTCGGCCACTAAATCAAGCACGGGCTAGTGCTTTGTTGGAGCGGCTTCGTCTTGCTTGCTCTCGGTTTTTTGAATGGCCGCTTCGAGTCGGTCCACTTCTTCTTTACTGTTTGCGAAGACTCGTTTTACAACGCCCGGGGCCATTGTTCCGTCTTCGTTCGACAAGTCGATTTTCTCAGAGAAGCCGCCCTTGGTTTTCAAGAAAAATATTATAGCGGTGAGATTGCCGGCCGCCACTTTATCGAACAAGCCCTTCGAGGCCGTCATGATCTGCGTCGCTATTCCCTTGTCGAGTTCGTCGCGGTAATACTTTCGCAGAGTCTTTTCAGCGACGCCGATATAGTCAGCGATTCGCTTTTCCTGCATACCAAAACCGGACAAGAGTTTGACCTCGTTCCGGTTTTGTTGCGTTGGTTCGTGCTTAGTGTTTGCCATTGTCGCGCTCGGCTTTCAATTCATCGAAGCTCTTGCCGTTCTCATGGTAGGCGGTTTCTCCGGTGTATGCTTGCCAGCGCATAACAACAACATCGCAATACCCTGGCGTGAGCTCCATAGTATAGCAGACTCGCTCGGTCTTCTCGCAAGCGATCAAAGTCGAGCCGCTTCCAGCGAAGGGCTCGGCCACAATTGAGCCAGGGGCCGCGCTGGAGAGCATGATTCGCGCCATAATCTCGATAGGCTTCGGCGTCGCATGGCCGTGGCGGTCTTCTCCGGTGACGGGGTTACAATCCCAAACGTCCCACATAGATTCGTGCGTATTGTTGAAAAAGGCGCGGGCCTTGTTGACCATATCGCGATAGCTTTCCTGCGCCTTGTCGTGCTCGGCTTTGAGTTCGATCCACTTGCGCCGAAAGTTCTCGGGGAATTCTTTCTGAAGCGTTTCATAATGCGTCTTCGGGATAATTATCCACTGGCATTTACTGAACCAATGGGAATACATCTGAACGCCGCAGAGCTGTTCGATTCGCTTCGGTTTTAGTCCTACCTGATCGGCTTCGCCCGCCAGGTATCCGCGCACGGGCTCCCAGCCTGGATAAAAATCGTCGGTATTCACATTGCCGAAATGCTGTTGACCCATAACGAAAAACAGACAATGTTCCGAGGCCACGGGGTATTTCGTGAGCGCGTCGGATTTCTTGCCCGCAATTATTCGCTTATTCCAAACAATATTGTTTTTAAAGGTGACGTCGAACGCCGGATCTAGTTTAGTATGCCAGAGCCGCCACAAGTCGAGCGGATAGCCCCAAATGTAAACGGAACCGTTCGGCTCCATGTTCGGTAGCCAGGCGGTAAACCAATCGACTTGGAATTCGTCGAGCTTTTCCCGATATAGATTATCATTCTGAACGCCGTCGGCTTCTTTCCCTAACCCGTAGGGCGGGTCGGCGTGAATCGTCGCGGCCATGTTTCCGGCCATGAGTTTTTCCACGTCGTCGCCGTATGTCGAGTCTCCGCACAACAGGCGATGGTCTCCCATTTTCCATAGGTCGCCCAATACGGTAACGGGCTCAATTCCGAGCTTCGGCATTTCATCGTCGCCGATCTGGCCGCCGGTGAGCGTCGTCGGTGTGAGCGCTGCCATTTCTGCGTCGGTGAAACCTGTTAGGACCGTATCAAAACCCAAGTCGGCAAGCCCCTGCAATTCAGCGCGGAGAATTTCATTATCCCAGCCGGCCTCTAGGGCTAGTTTGTTGTCGGCGATGATATACGCCCGCTTTTGTGCGTCGCTCAGGTGAGAGGCCTCGATAGTGGGAACCTCGTCGAGCCCTGCAAGCTCCGCGCCCATTACTCGGCCGTGGCCTGCAATAATACCGCTGTCGCCGTCGATAATTACGGGATTGATAAAACCGAACTCTCGAATACTGTCGGCGATCTGTTGAACCTGATCGGGGGAATGCGTTCGCGAGTTGTTCGCGTAGGGAATTAGGTCGGCTATCTTCCGCGTGGAAAACTTGTTGATTGCTGTCATGTTCTGGCTCGCTGTCAGTGAGGGCTAGGAATGAGAATTTTTATTCGTCGGTGCTTTATTTTTCTGATTTCTCCAAGGCGTGTTTTCGCCAAGTTCGTGGCTCTGAATATATAGACCGAACGAATTCGGCGCAAGTACTTTTCCGGGAGCGTCGTCGGCTCTTGAAACCTCACAAGGTCGGCCAGCTCGCGATCTACTAAATCGTTTTCGCTCTCAGGGATCACGCCGGCGGCGATTAGCCAAAGAAGAACGTCATGGATTAGGCTCGGGAGTCGCAGCCACTCAGTATCGGGAAAACAATCCGCGCCGTTATAGCAGCAGGCCGTCTTGATAGTGAGAAGGCCGTCGGTCGTCACTTTGTAATAGCGAGTCTCGAAATTGTGCGCGATGGTGAAATTGTTTAGGAGTTGCCAGCGTACCGTTTGCTCTACCTGATACTTCCAGCCGCTCGAAGTGTAAAGGTCTACGGTGATTATTTCGGGGGGATTGAAGTCGGCCGGTTTTTTATATGGCGCGAGTTTCATTAGATTTCGTCTTTCCCTGTGTCGGGCTTTGCTTTGACCTTGCCGCTACTCTCTTTCACTTCTCCGGCGAATGTGACGGTCAGAACCCAATAGTAAAAAGTCTTGTCGAGGATGGCGGCATTTACCGAATCAATTGCCCGATATAGCCCGTCGGTTCCCGCGATGAACGGCATCGCCAGGTTGTCGATAACTTTCGTGGTTTTTTCGGCGTCGCTGTATAAATTCAAAACAACGGAAGCCGTCTCGATATACTTGTCGGACACGTCGATAGCAGGCAGCGCGGCAATGTCTTCATCAGAGAAAAAACACTGATACTCGAAGACGTTTGCCGAATTGATAAAAAGATTTCGGACCGGAGCGGCCATAGTCTAGCTCGTTTTGATTCTGAGACTATCGACCGAAAGAGGTGTAGAGCCTGGCTTGCGTTCTCCGCTCTTGCCGGTCGCGACGTCTTTCGCCCATCCGACGTTTACGAATGCCTGGCCCTCTTTTTCGGGATAGCTGTCCCGAGTGCCTGGGTACTTCTTCTCGCCATAGACTTTTGCGAATGGCTCTTCGATCCACTCAATTAAAAGGCGTTTTTCTTCGGCTGGTTTCTTCGTGGACATTATGTTGCGTCTCCTAGTTCTATGTCGAAGGCTGCGATTGTAACAGTTCCGCCCGAGGTCAAGAGCTGGCCCGTGCAAGTTGTAACGGCGAGCAGAGTCGTTCCCGTAGTGATCGCGATATGTGTCGCGGTTCCGGTATTGTCAATATCAGAATCGACCGGCGCGGTGATGGTCGTCTTCCGGCCGCTCGAATCTCCGTTAGCGTCGGCGTAGTTTCCTCCGGCTAGGGTATCTGAGGCGAGCTGGTTCGTTGAGCTGGCTTCCGTGTAGGTTGTCGGCTCCGCGTCGCAGACGTGAATGGCATCGCCGTCAAGCGCGGCTAGCATAGCGTCAAGAATTGAATCTGGTATTACCTTAGCCATTGTTGGCTCCTATGTTTCAAAGCGGCCGGAGTGCGTCGGTTTAGTGGCCGCACGCCCTTCGTGAACTGGTTTGACCGAGAGCCTACCACTAATTACCGAGAGAATCGAGAAGCGGCCGTCAAGTTCTGCCAATATTGGGTCGCCTAGTGCGGCGCTGTCAAGTAATAACGCGAGCGAGAGGCCTTCGACCGTTAAAATATTGGCCTGAGTGATCGCCGGTGCGTCGAGAGAAAGCGGCAAAGTTATCGCGGCCACGGTTATCTCGTTGGCCTGAGCAAGCGAAGCCGATCCCACGCCTAAAGCTATGGCCAGGTCATTAACGGCCAGGCCGTAACCTTGCGATAGGTCAATGTTTGCGACTTCGAGCCCGAGCGTTATGCCTTGCGCTACGAGTTGCTGAGCCTGAACTAGCGCTGCAGCGTCGAGCTGTAAAGTCAGAGAAAGCAAGTCGGGAGCCAGGCCGTGAGCCTGGGAGATTATCGGAACGTCAATACCTAGGCTGAGCCCGATCCCTTGCACTGTTACCGGCGTTCCATTTGCCAGGGTGACGTTGCCAATTGATAAAGCCATGGCGATTTCGTTCGGAGTGATCGCGTTCGCTTGCACTATCGACGGAGAGGCCAGAGCCAGAGACAGAGACAAGTCGGCGGCGGCTAAATCGCCGGCCTGAGATATTGTCGCGGCGTCAACGGAAAGAGAGAGCGCCATGGCTATCGCTGTTAGCTCGTTCGCCTGAGTTATGCCAGGCGCTTCGACGGCCAGAGCCAGAGCAAGCGAGAGCGGAGCCAGATCGGACTTTTGTGTAACGCCTGGCGATTCGATTGTCAGTGTTAGCGAAAGCGCGGCGGCTGTAAGTGCGTTCGCCTGGGTTATCGTCGGAGCGTTGAGCGCCAGAGTCATTGCCAGGTCGGCCGCTGTGATCGCGTTCGATTGTGTCAAGCCAGGCGCTTCAATTGCCAGAGCTATGGCCAGGTCGGCCACGGATAATTCTACGCCGCTCGCAAGAGTAACGCCGTCGAGCCCGAGAGCCAGAGCAAGATCGGCCGGAGCGATTTCGTTCGCTTGCGTGATCGGTGCGGCATCGAAACCAATCGCCAGGCTAATTGATTGAACAACGAGAGTCGCACCGCTTGCGGCCGGAGTGATCGCGATCATGCCAACACAAAAGCGCAGCCCATTGTCCCAGCCAGCGATATCCCCATCGCTTCCAGAATCAAAAACTCCGCTATACAAATCGACCTGACCCGTCGAATCATAATGCAATTCTTCGGTGTAACCGTATGCCGATTGGTCGCCCTCAACGTCTAGACCGTAACCGTAGGCGCTCATGTAACTCAAAAGAACCAGCGTATCGTCTTCCGGTATTGTCTGGCCTGCTATGTCTTCGGGGTTGTTTAAGTTCCAGCCAGCATTATCATATATAAAAGTTACCGCATCCCAACCGCTTATTCTTGTTATGAATGCGTGATACTCGCCGCTAGTTGTTGTGATAGTGGGAGTGTCGGAACTTGTTCCGTCCGCAGTCCTAGTAAAAATTGCG